CGGCGTCACCACCGTCCGAGACCGCATAGACCGAGGCATGGAACGCGTAATGGTCCAGATCGCGAAGGAGACTGAGAGTGGCGACATCTAAGCTCTACGCCCGCCTTCAGCGTCAACGCCGGCGCGCCACGGAGACGCCCGCGCCGCGCATGACCGGGAGGTCAGCGGGCGGCGACGAGCAACGCCTGCGCCTCATCCCTGTCATCGGCCGTGGCTGTGGCGGCGGAGCGACTCCAGGCAGCCGGCCCACCGACATAATTCGAGGACGCACGACATCCGAAGAACGGTGGTAAGCTCACATCTGCCCACCAATAGGTGAGCCCGGTACATGCCCCGGGCGTGACGCCAATAGCGTCATCGGCAAAGCGGCTGCCCTCGAAAGCCCGCACGCACCCCCACACCCGAAGTGTCTCTACACCCCGCCCGTCGGGGTGTTCGTCGTCATGGCCAAGATCTGTCCGACATGCAGCCGGATGCACTCTGGACCAGCGGCACATTGCCCGACCCATGAGACCGAACGCAGACGCATCGACAACGTCCGCCTCGCCGCGAAGGCGACGGCGCATGGCCGGCGCACCAAGCACTGGGTGACCCTCCGCGCCCAGCGTCTCGAGCTCGACGCCCACACATGCCAGCGCTGCCACGGCACCGAGTGCGGCAACAAGAACATGACCGTGCACCTCGACCCGCGCCTCGGTGGAGACCACTCCGCCGCAACGATCGATGACGTCACGTCTCTCGGCCGCTACTGCCACGGCATCGTCGACGGTGGCCGATCACGCCGCAAGGGGGGGGTAGCAGGCAGACGCACGCCTGAGCAGTCCCCGGTCCCCAAGTTTACACGGACGGAAACGTGACTGACCGCATTTCAAAAACGCCCCCTCAATCTCGTGCGAAAGGCCGCGCGTCTCAATCTCGTGCAAAGCGCCGCGCTCCCGAGCCACCACCACCGGAGGACTTCGTCGATGACGACGACTGGGACGATGGCGACGAGGACGATGAGTCCGACCGCGAGCGCTCCTTCGACTCCGACCGGGTGTACGCCGGAGCGTTGGCGGCGGCGGCCGGCTCGATCGCGAAGCTCTATCCGAACGAGGACGACCGGCAGCTGTTCGCGGAAGCCGCCGAGCGGTACGCCCGGGCGGTCGAGCGGTCACACCGCGTGCAGGCCGAGTGGGAGGGGCTCGGCCGCCCGACGCTCGCGCGCGGGTCGATGGGGCAGCGGGTGGAGCACCCGCTCATGAAGATGATCCGTGAGCACGAGCGTGAGGTCTCGGTCCTCGCCAAGCACGTCGGCCTCGAGCCGGCGTCGCGCGCGCGTCGTCCCGCCGCCGGCCGGCCGACGGGCGCGGCGAGCGCACCCGACCGGGCCGCACCGCCCGCCGTCACCCCGTCGAGCAAAGCCCGGATGGTGCGGGTCAAATGAGCACGACGACCGCCAAGCCCCGCCCGAGCAGGCAACGACGCCGGCCGGACTGGGCGACCTACGCCGCAGGCAGCCGCGTCGACCACTTCGCCCACTGGACCCAGACCCACTGCATCCAGAGCGTCGACCAGTTCGCCGGCAAGCCGCTCGTGCTCGAGCCTTTCCAGCTCGAGTTCATGGGCGAGGCGCTCGCCGTCGACGTCGACGGCTACCCGTTCTGGCGGATCGTCATCCTCATCCTCCCACGGAAGGGCGGGAAGACGACCCTCTCGTCGGCGTACGCGGTGTATCACGTCGATACGGAGGACGGCCGCCCTCGCGTGCAGCTCGCGGCGTCGAGCGAGGACCAGGCGAGTGAGCTGTTCGACGGCGCCGTCGCGTTCATCCGTGACTCGTCGTACCTGAGCCAGCTCTTCCACATCCGCGACTACATCGGTGAGATCGCCCGCGTGGACGGCCGCGGTGTGATCGAGCGGATGACCGCGGAGTGGCGTCGCGCGCACGGCCCGAACCCGTCACGCGTCGTCCCGGACGAGCTTCACACGTGGACGACCAGGTCCCACCGCCGGTTCTGGGCGGGGTTAATCACCGGTGACGCCGCCCGCCGCGACTTCCAGGTGTTCGGGATCACGACGGCGGGTGAGGCAGCGGACCGGGAGAGGAGCATCCTCGGGCAGCTCCTCGACCGGAACGAGAACGGGCCCGGCAACCAGGTCGTACGCCCCCGTCCCGGGTTGACGATCAGCAGGGACTTCGAGGCGCGCGTCCTGATCTACAACTACAGCGCGCCCATCGCCGGCCACAAGACGCCGCGTGACCTGCGGATGGACGTCAAGACGATCAAGCTGGCGAACCCCGCGTCGTGGGTGACGATCCCGTTCCTCAAGGCGAAGGCGGCAGACCCGGCTCTCAGTGACGCCGAGTTCCTGCAGTTGCACGGGTGTGTGTGGGCGGAGGGCGAGGACGTGTACATCCGCCGCGACGACTGGGCCGCCCTCGCCGCCCCTGACGCCGGCGGCCCCCTCGAGTTCGTCGAGCCGGGCCGCGTCGTCGCGCTCGGTGCGGACGGGTCCCGGTCGCACGACACGACCGTCGTCGCGTGGGCGTCACCGGCGGACGACGGGTACGTCGACGTCGACGCGCGCGTGTTCAGCGTCCGGCGGGACGCACCGCACCACGAGCTCCACCCGTCCGGCCGGATCGACTATGAACGCGTCGAGGACTTCATGCTCGAGTGCTTCAGCGACTACCAGGTCGCGGAGGCGGCGTACGACCCAAGGTACCTCGAGCGCAGCGCCGACATCCTCACCGCCCGCCTCGACGAGGACTGCCTCGCCGCGGTCGAGCCGAGCAGCAAGCACATGCGTGACGCGCTGTCGGCGTTCCACCGCGCCGTGATCGACGGCCGCGTCCGCCACCGCGGCGACCCTGTCTTGGCCGCGCACATCGCAGCCTGCAAGGGCACCCTCGACGAGAAGGGCTGGATCGTCCGCAAACGCGACCACGCCCGCCCGATCGACGCGGTGATCGCGATGGCGCTCGCGTACTGGCGGGCCGAGCTCCTCGACGACTACGGCGACGCCGGCGTCGACTTCGGCGACGACGAGCTGGAGGAAGACGTCGACGAGTACTCCGACATCTACGACGACGAAGAGAGCGACGAATGACGATCGCGTTGCTGGCAGCGGTGCTCGTCGCCATCGGATTCATCTCCGGAGCGACGATCGTCGCGATGTTGAACGGCCGCGCACCGAGGTGGGTCGCCGGCGCCGCGTACCGCGCTCGCGGGAAACGCGTCGTCAGAGTCCACATCGAGCGTCGCCTCGAGTCGCAGGAAGGCATCATCGGTGAGACCGACATGACGCTCGAGGGCATCCTCCTCGGACGGTGGTCCGGGATGTACGTCCTGATCCGCGCGAAGGTCATCGGCGAGGACGACGCCCACACGAGCCTCGTCGGCGACGTCGAGGTCCCCGCCGACCGCGTGATCTTCCTGCAGACCATGGGCGGCGGCCAGTGATCCTCGCGACGCCATACGGCAACCGGTACCACCGGGCGTTCGAAGGGACCGACTTCCTGCCACCACCCGACGCGGACGTCGGCCTGGGCGGCCTGATGCGCCGGCGCCGCGACCTGTCCGTCACCGCCGTCGCGTGCGCCGTGAAGCTCGTCGCCGAGACGATCGGCGGTTTCGTCATGCGCACATACGAAGGTGACAGCGTCGCCCGCGTGCCGCTCCTCGACGACCCCAACGCCCGGCTCTTCCAGCAGCCCGCGGAGGACGTCTCCAGCTTCGAATTCTGGAGTGACGTCGCGACGTCACTCGAGCTTGAGAAGCACTCCGTCACATGGAAGGTTAAGGCAGGCCGCCGCGGCGTCGACGAGCTGATCCCGATGGACCCCGGGTACTTCCGGATCTACCGGGAGAAGCCGACGTCACCGATGATCGTCGAGGCCCGCGTCGACGGTGCGGTCCGCAACGTCACCCGGGACGTCGTCGTCGTACGCGGCTGGGCGGCCGTCCCCGGCGTCGACGGTGTCAGCACACTGTCCCTGCACAAAGAGATGCTCCGCGGCGCCCGATCCTACGACGAATACCGCGGCCGGTACTTCGACAACGACGCGACACCCGGGATCATCCTCGAGCACCCCGGCCGGCCAAGCAGGGACCAGCGGCGCGACCTGCTCGCCGCGTGGATGCGCCGCCACAGCGGATCCCGCCAGCGCGGCCGCCCAGGCCTCGTCTGGGGAGGTGTCAAGGTCCACCCCGTCTCCGCGAACCTCCGCGAGAGCCAGGCCGTCGAGCTGTCCGACGCGATCGCCCGGGAGGTCGCGCGCGCGTTCCGGATCTACCCCATCGACCTGATGCACGCCGCGATGAAAAGCGGTGGGATCGCGACCGCGGAGCTGTGGAGCGACGTGTTCATACGGTTCAGCCTGTGGGGTCGGATCCGCCGCATCGAGCGGGCCTTCGCCCGTGACCGGGACCTCTACCCCGACTGGAAGAAGTACCCGCGGTTCGACACGTTCGACTTCCACCGCGGCGACATCAGCACCACCGCGAACAAGATCCGCGACCTCGTGCAAGTCGGGGTCATGGTCCCGAATGAGGGCCGCGGCGAGCTCGGGCTGCCGCCGCACCCGGACGGCGACAAGCTGAACTGGCCGCCCGTCGGAGGCACGAGCCCCGCGAAGGGCGGCGGCGGCACCGACGCACCCCCCGTCGACGACGACGAAGACGACGACCCGCCGGACACCGGCGACGACACACAGGAGGACTGAGCCGATGCCCCCGACGATCAAGCCGGCGACCGTGCCGGAGCTTCGCCGTGCCGTCGCACCGATCCGCGGACTCATGATCCGCGGCGCCGGCGACACCGGCGACGGGACGATCACGATGCAAGGCCACGCAGCCGTCTTCGACGAAGAGACCGTCCTGCTCGACTGGGGATGGTGGCGTCTGCGGGAAGTGATCGCCCCCGGCGCGTTCGCCGCGGTGCTCTCCCGCGACCCGCTCGTGCACCTCGTCCACGAACACGACAACCAGACCGCCGTCGCCGCGACCGACGTCGACGGCACCGGCGGCCTGGAGCTCGAGGAAGACGAACGCGGCCTGCGGTTCTTCGCGCGGTGCGACCCCGAGGACTTCGACGTCGCCCGCCTCGAGAAGAAGATGCGCCTCGGCGTCGTCAAGCAGGCTTCGTTCGCGTTCACGATCGCGCCGAACGGCCTCGAATGTCACAGCGTTTACGACGCGGACGGCAACGAGGACGAGCTGATCACCATCACCGAGATCGGTGAGCTGTACGACGTGTCGATCTGCGCGCAGGGCGCCTACCCGCAGACCGACTCACAACTCGCGTCCCGCAACCTGAGCAGCTACCTGGGTCGCGCCGGCCAGACGGATCCGGCGGGCCCACAGGAGGAACGCGTCGCCGAGGAGCCGCAGGAGGCTCCGGAGGGCGCGGATGAGCCCGTCGCACCGGAATCGGTGGGCGGCGACACAACCGACGAGCGACGACTGCAGCTCGCGCGTCTGCGCGCCCGCAGCCGCCTCGCCGTCGCCACCATCACAGACCGGAGGTAACCCCATGTCCAACGCCACCAACACGCCACGCCGCGACGGAGACGCCTGGGTCTTCCCAGGCGGCCGGCGCATCCCCATCATCGCCGGCGCCGACCCCGTCGCAGACCCGCTCGCGGCGACGAGCGCCCGCGTCGAACGTGCTCGTGAGGCACACCGCGATGCTGTCGTCGCCCTCCGCGACGCCGCCGCCGCGATCGAAAACGCCGACGCGGACGCCGACGTCGAAGCCCTCGAGCAGGCATTCACCGAGGCGGAGGGGACCCTCGAGCACGCTCGCAGTGAGATGGACCTCGCCGAGCGTGTCCACCGGGCCCGCACAGCACAGGTCCCTGACAACGGGCCCGGCATCGACGCGCGCGTCAACGCCGAGCCGCTCACGTACCGGCGCGACAAGCCGGAGATGTCGTACCTCATGGACCTCGCCCGCATGAAGTACCGCCACGACGACGTCGCGAAGGCCCGCGTCGAACGGCACGGCCGGGAGATGAAGGACGAGTACCAGCGCCGCCAGGAGATCGCAGAACGCGTCCAGGACCAGGCGCTCGAGCGGATGCTCGACGAGTCGTTCCTCCCGCCGGAGTTGCGTGAGCAGCTCCGCGCGTCCGGGCTGCTCGTCCAGAAGCGCGCTGTGCAACGCATCGAAGGGCTCGGCGGCGAGTTCATGCCGCCGGTGTGGCTCCTCGACGAGTACGCCGACCGCGCCCGCGCAGGCCGTCCCTTCGCGAACTGGCTCCGCCGGCTCCCGCTGCCCGACAACACCGACGAGATCAACATCCCCCGCATCGTCGCGTCCGGCACCACCGGGATGCACGGCGACAACCAGTCCGTCACGGAGACCGACTGGACCACCGCGATGGTCCGGGTCCCGCGCCGCACGATCGCCGGCCAGATCACCATGCCGATCGCCGCGCTCGACTCCACCCCGATGGCGTTCGACGAGCTGATCTTCGGGGACCTCCTCGCCGACAAGGCAAACCGCGTCGAATCCCAGTGCTTCGACGGGACCGGCGCCGGCGACGACGTCCTCGGGATCCTCAACACCGCCGGGATCAACACCGTCAGCTACACCGACGCCACCCCGACGTTCCCGGAGCTGTGGCCGAAGATCTGGGGCGCCGTCGACGCGATCGAGCAGAACCGCAAGCGCACCCCCGACGGGATCTGGTTCGCGAGCCGCCGGTACAACTGGATCGCCGCGCAGCTCGACGCGCAGAACCGGCCGTTCGTCCTGCCCGTCGCGCAGGGCCCGATGAACGCCCTCGGCATCAGCGCCTCCACCCCCGAGTTCGAAGGCCCGATCGTGAACATCGGCGGCTACACGGGGTACAAGGACAACACCGTCCCCACCAACAAGGGCGCCGGCACGAACGAGGACCGCATCGTCGTGACCCGCAGCCAGGACCACGTCCTGATGGAAAGCGACGACCGCATCCGCGTCCTCGAGGAGACGAAGGGCGACAAGCTCCAGGTCATCTTCCAGGCGTGGGCGTACGTCGCTGTCACGTTCGCCCGGTACCCCGCCGCGACGACGGTGATCTCCGGAACCGGACTCGTCACCCCGACGTTCTGACCCCCAGCTCCCGAGGAGGAGAACAGCCACATGGCAAGCCGAACCAACATCAACATGGAGCTGGGGTTCGTCCAGTCCCTCAGCCCCGCCGCCCGGACGAACGCGACGCACAACGGCACAGGCGTCGACCTCGCCGGCTACGAAGGCGCCCTCGTCAAGTTCGACGTCGGCGCCGTCACCGACGGCACGCACGTCCCGAAGATCCAGGAGTCCGACGACAATTCGACCTTCACGGACGTCGCCGCCGCCGACCTGCACGGCACGCTCGGGAACCTTGCGTCGAACACCCCGCAGAAGCAGGGGTACATCGGGCGCAAACGGTACATCCGTCCGGTCATCACCACCGCCGGCGCGACCACCGGCGCGATCGCCGGCGCGACCGTCGTCCGCGGCGCACCGCACCAGACCCCCGCGGCGTAGCCTCACCCACAACGGCCTAGCCCGCCGGCGCTCCGAACCGCCGGCGGGCACACACCACCACTCAGGAGAGACACACACGATGGCCGAATTCCTCAACGACGCGCAGCGCGACGCGTACCTCGCCGCGCTCGAGGTCGAGCTCAAGGGGTACGAAGCCCGCGAGAAGGCCGCCGTCGCAGTCGGCAACAAGGACGCGACCGCGTTCATGCGCAGCCGCCAGGAACAGGTCCAAGCAGAGATCGACCGGCTCACCGACCCCGACGATGACGACAGCCCGGACGGCGACGGCGACGGCGACAAGCCGAAGCGCACACGCCGCACCTCGACGACGACCCGGAAGCGCCGCACCAAGGCGACCGACGATGGATCCGCCAGCGACAGCGACGACGACGGTGACTCGGACGGTGACGATTCGCCGCCGGAGGGCGGTGAGGGCGGCTCGTCCGAGTGACGAAGCGCCCTGAGAAGCGCCAGGCACCGGCGAAACCGCCGGTGCCGCCGCGCCCACCGAAAAAGCAGGCCATCACCCGACCGCGCGTGAAGAAGCAGACACGTGGCTGAGCTCGTCACCCTCGAAGAGATCAAGCGTCGCCACGACATCACCGACACGGCGTGGGACGAAGTGATCATCGACTGGATCGAAGCCGCGAGCGACGCCGCGCAGCAGTACTGCGGCGGCCGCCAATTCGAGAAGGCCACAGCCGCGACGTCACGC